AGAGTTTGTGCTTTTACTTTAGGATAGATGACCCCGGCTATAGAGGCTGGGGCCGTTCCATCCGAAAATGAGGATATACTCGTTGATCCGAGCAGTAATAGGGCTTGAGAACAAATAGATACGTCTGTGTCTGTGCTTGCCATTCAAACCCCTTGTTGGTTTGGAGGGCAGTCGGAACCGCCCCCCAAGAGTGTTAATCACTATCTGTCACCACGGCTATAACCGTGCCATTACTGATATCTACCACCGAACTGGCATTAGATACGACTACATGCATTGTGATTGTTCGTGTGCCACCGGTTGAACCGTGAACGATGATCATGTCACCTACGTTGAGAATGTCGGACACATCGTTAAAGTATCCTGACGCATCAACATCAGTGTGAGCCTCGGTTGTGGTATAGACATACATTGCTGGAGTAACTCCGGCTCTGGCCTGTCCACCGATGGTATTAAAATCATTTCTAACAAATGCCATCTTAGCTCTCCCTACATGTTACATCGCATATGCCATCGGTATCCACCGCTATCGCTCCTGCCGAATACATGGCAGTTACAAGAAACGATGTTCTTTCCGCAACATAATTGATTTCTGTTTTAGCCGGCATACCAACACCAAGACCAATCGCTGACTTATGGAACGCTACACACGTTCTGTCGTTTGATCCATCGATGGGGATACCGCCCTCGGCCCTATCACCAAACATGATAAGCTGAAAGCCTGCGAAAGTCTGGACTTCACCGCGCTGTAAGGCTTGCAGTTGTATGAAGTCTGAACTTACGGCTCTTTCATCACCGAGTAAGGAGGCCATTGAATTGGCATGGACTAAGAGGCACCGCTCTGTTGCCGGCACGTTCTTAGCGTTGAGTTTCTTACCAGCCTCAATAATCTTTCCGACATTAAGGTCAGAAGCACTTGCTGATCCGGAAGTAACCACAGTATTCGCAACGGTTGACCCGGCTGATGCGTTGATGAGTGCATCAATAACGACCTGGTCTTCACGTCTGGCTATGGCCTTTCCCAGCATTTCGGCAAGCTCTGTTCGCTCGTCAAAATTTACTTTGGCCTGATTAAATATGTCACTGTACTCTGATGCAGAATAGTCCACCATCGTTGCGGTTACGCTAGAAAATTGCGCGCCAACTGGTGTTACCTGGGTTCCAGGGTTCCTAACAGAGGCTTGACCTTTGGCTAAGATTGGGAACTTTACAGTAGACCCTTCTACGTTTGTTCGGGTTCTGACTGTTCCGGCAAGTTTAGCCTCAGATTGATAAGCCTGGTGAACTTCGCTTTCAAAGATAGTGACGAATGCGTTTGATATTGCATTGTTGGACATCTATCTCTCCATAAAAAAATTAACATTGTTGTTGTCTTGGTTATGGAATAAATCCGCCAATCGAAAAGATTGAACGGCTACAGATGTAGTTATCGCTCAATCCACCGATACCATATCTTGAAAATGGAGTAAAGCTAAAAGTACTGTCTAGCTTATGCAATGTTATCGTAGAACTCTTTTTCCTTCTGCCTGCGCCATACCGGATCAGACTTCCAACGAGGATCAGCAACATACTGCGCCAGCTCGTCTTTGGTCTTTTTCTCCCCGGTAAAGGAGGGGATCGGCAGTTCCCTGGGGCTAGAGAGGTTGCGTATCTTTCTAAGAAGCCGGGTGCCATCAGCCGTACCACCCATCTGATCCAAGACATCAAACTCAGCCTGCGATATCACTCCCTTGTTGAGAAGGCCATTGGCCCAGTCGTAGTTGGAGCGTACCAGTTCAACCGCATTGTTACCCAGTAATCTCTTTTGCTCCTCAATAAACTCCTGCTCACTCTTGGCCTCATCCTCTACCGCACCGACAAACTGCATAGCGAGATCCTGGAAATCTTCCTGAGACATCCCATAGCGTTGGGCTACATCCTTATAGTGGTTGAGCATCTCATCATCTTCCGGAACATTCTCCCCTAAAAAATTTACGTCATATTCTTTTGGGGCTTTGTGTTCACCGCGTGAGAACTTCTTTTCCAGCTCCAAGTAGGCTTTGGATAGTTTCTCTACGTTCGTGCCGTTCTCCGCATCCCAGAATTTCTCCGGGAGGAACTCCGGTTTGACGAACTCGACTTCGTCTGGATCAACACCCTCCGGCTCGGCATTGGCCTCAAGGTGCGAGTTTTCGTCTTCTGTCTTCTGGGCATTGAGATCCTCTCCTGCTAGTTTCTGCATATTGCTCTCTTGAAGGGGCAGTTGTTCTTGTTGCTCCTCTTGCTGTTCTTCAGACATCTTTAGCTCTCCTTATTCTACTATTAATCTGTCGTATGAGTGAGTTCTGACCTTCCCGGAAATATCCCTGACTAGGATCGGTTCCCGGAAACCAGCACGGTTGATCTATAGTCGTACTGGCTAAGTGCTTGAGTACCTTCAGACCATCCGGTGTATTGAAGACGGTGGCATAGAGCATATCCATCTGGGATGCTTGCGGATCTTCAGTTACCTCCGGCCAAAGATCATCATCAAGCTGGTTGTTCTGGTTCTCCTCCACCTGGTGTCATTCCTTGTTGTTGTGCCATTTGCTGGGCTTGTTGCATCAGCATTTGCTGTATCTCCTGCTTTTCTTCCGGTGTCATCCGGACTTCGGCCGGGATAGCGAGTTGATCGGCAATATAGTCGAGCAGTACATCCTGCTTGATAGCCAACTGTCCAGCCGGCCCCATACTCTGGGCGATCTGCATATACTGCATGATTTCGCTGACCTTCTCCATATTCTGCGACATGGCAATCGGGGCTACCGGTTGCACTTTGACTTGTAGACCATTGATCTTTAACGGTAAATCAATCATGCCCAGTTCATCCATGACCTCAAGAGTACGTCGTACCACCGGATACATTGTTTCCTGGATCAATCGTCCAAAGGCACTACCCATGTTCTCAGATAAGATTTTCATCTTTTGCATAATCTCTGTAGCGGATCGGGCTGAGGCTGTATCAGGAGGCAACATATCATCCATAAGAATTTGCTTGATAGACATCACGAGGTCTTGTTGTGACATTTGCGATAGCTGAGGATCACCGGATCGGGGCAGGGGCTTCAAGCTTTCTCCCTGGTTCCCACCGTTACGAGCCACCGGTATGATGGCACCGGGTACTAATCGCACCGCATTTGGGTTGAGAACACCGTCATCCATCGCTGTGTAGACACCAGCGATAGAGAGTGAGGCATTCTTGAGATGATACTCTTTGAGCTTGTTCAGGGTCTTGATATCGTGAAGAGCGGTCAAAACCGGGCCTCGTCCATACTTTTCGCCACTGGCCTTCATATATCGGGCCACAACCCAGGGGAAGGAATTTAGCCGTCTATAGACCAGTTCGTTCTCGCCTTCCTTCGTTACAATGTGGTAGTGAAAGATACCCTCGTCTTTGTCGTAGCATGTGATCTCATAGAGTTCGATCTTTTCATCGGGCTTGCCGTCATACTTCTGCTTGACCTCATCGGGTATCTCGGCATCCGGAAACTCCTGATCAACCGCTACATAGGGAATACGATGCAAACGATACACCTTATCGACAATACCAAACGGCCCCTCATCATAGGCTATCAGAAAAGACGGAACGGCCGTGTAGCGTATGGGCTGTACTTCATCACCCGGTTGGATGATCATCACAGCCGTTCCGATAGCTAACTCTAGGAGGAACTCGCCCATAGCCATATCAAAGTTTGACTGACGCATTACATCAAACATCTTATCGGCATAACTATCCAATATGCGCTGAATTTCTATGTGTCTCTCTGGTGGTATTTCTTCACCGGGAACCAACCGGCACCAGTGTCGTTGTGTTGGAAATACTCCGGATTGTAATCGATTGGCAAATCTCTGCGTAGCGTGGATAGCCGTGCTATCGTATACCCGGTTCATCTTATCGTTTTTTGGTGAGGTAGTCTCGTAGTTGCCATCATAGAGGTTTCTATTCGGCAGGACATAGCGATAGGCATCTTCATAGATTGACCGCCACTCATCCTTGTGGGCCATAGCCTTTTTAAATCGGGCTTTTAATGTGGT